GATCGCTCGTGGTCAAGAGTCCATCGCCCAGCGCCGGAAAACTGCCGGGCGCGAAAGTGGCGAACCCAGGCCCGCTGATGTCCGCGAAATCGAGCTTTGTGAGTTTCCCGGGGAAATCCATGAAGAAATGCAAGTAATGAAAACAAAGGCACCAACGACGAGGATAATAAGATGATTATGGCCGAGCATTTAAGCCAGTTACCGGAGGATGTCCGGATTACCCTGGCGGTCGTCGAGGCCCGATATGCCGAGGACGATCGACGCCTGGAAGCGGCCATCCTCGCCGCCGCCAGGGATTCCCGCCTCGCCGCTCGGGTGCCGGGCCTTTGTGATGCTCTCCATGCGCAACACCCCGGCCTGTCCCAGCGGTTTATCTTCCGTGCAGTCGCATTGTCGACTGGACTGCACGAACGCCATATCGCACGGCTGTTTTATCGAAGGAACCAATGATGTTCAAGCTCGCCGTAGATCCCAGCAGCCTGGCCAACAGCCTCAGCGACATGAACGCGCGCCACATCCCGTTCATCGTGTCCAAGGCCCTGAATGCAGTCGCCAACGATGCCCAGAAGGCTGAGCGGGCGCACATCCAGAGCGCGTTTCACATCCGGCGCCCGTGGGTGCTGAATGGCGTCTACATCGGAAAGGAATACCGCGCCACCAAGACAGCTTGGGCCGTGGTGATCCAGATCCAGGGTGATCGGGATTTCCTGAACCGCTTCGAGCGTGGCGACCTGAAGTTCCCTCTGCACGGCAAATGGGTGTGGGTGCCGAATGCCGATGTGTTCAAAGGCCAAGTGGTCATGTATAACGACCCGCTGCATCCCCGCAACCTGCATTTTCGACAGATGATCAAAGGCCGGCAGATGGTTGGTGACCAGCGCACCTTCATGATCAACGGCAAAGGGACCCGTGGTCCGCTTGTGCTGCAACGGGTATCTCGGTCTGGCAAAGGTGTGAGCCAGCGCATCGGCCAAGGCTACATGCGTAAGGACAGTGGTCGCGATGTGGGATCCGGCCGGTTCACCGCTGGAGTTGCCACTAGGCGCCTTCGTGCCGGCGGCGTCCGCATGCTCTACACGCTCGTCAGCAAGGTCAAGATCCCGGTGCGGCTGAAGTTTGTGGAGACCATCACCGAGGCCGTCAACGCCAACTGGTCCTCCCGGCTGGATGATGCAATGAACTACGCATTGAATATCGCGAAGTGAAGTATGTTACTTGTGTCCGCGATGTGCAAGAGCGTGCCAACCATATTGAACCCAAACCAGCATACAGACATTGCTGCCTTTTATACGATAGTAGATCAGGGGGGGGGCAAATAGTGCCCATACATTATGGGTCCTCCTGGCCACAATCCGGGCGGGTATCGCGCCAGCAGCTCCCTGTTTGTCTAGCTGCAATCTCTGAACCTATGTCGCCGTCTCACAAGGGTTAACATGATAACGAAAGACTCATTAAAGCGGTTAAAACAGGTTGAGATAGCTGCTCTCCTTGACCGGGATGAGCGAACGGTCCAGCGCTGGCACGATGACGGTTTACCCCGACATGGCACCGGGCGAGGCTCCTACTACGTTTGGGCCGAGGTGCGCGCCTGGGACCAGGCCCGGCTGTCGGGTTCGGAGGGGGAGGCGCCGACCGACAAGGAGCGGGAGCAGCGCGCCAAGGCCGACCTGGCGGAGATGGAGGCGGCCCGAATGGCCGGCACCCTCATGGACGCCAGCGAGGCCCGGATCACCTGGGGGGATTTCCTGGCCCGGGTGCGGGCCAACTTCCGGGATTTCCCGAAGCGGCTGATCCCCCTGCTGGAGGAGGCCGGGAACCCGAGCGAACGGCTGGACATCGCCCGCAAGGAGATGGACTCGACTCTCCGGGACCTGGTGGCCGAGCTGCAGCGCCTGGCCGCCAGCGCCGGTGAGGATGGGCCGGATGAATAACTATGCCAGCCCCCTCCAGGAGTTGGCCCAGGCGGCCACCTTCCTCCTGCCGCCCCCGACCATCACTGGCAACCGTTGGGCCGCCGAGTACCGGGTGCTCAGCCAGGAGGATTCCTCCGCGGCCGGCCGTTGGAATCCGAACGCCCGTCCCTACCAGAACGAGATCCTGGACGTGGCCACGGACCTGACCACCGAGCGGGTGTCGGTCATGGGCGCTTCGCAGTGGGGGAAAACCCAGGTGCTGCTTTGCATCTGCGGGTATTTCATCCACATCGACCCAGGGCCCATGATGGTGGTGAACCCCACCGTGGGCGCCGTCGAGAACTGGTCCAAGACCCGGTTCACCCCCATGGTGCGGGACTGCCCGGAGCTCCGGACCCTGGTGTCGGACCAGAAAAGCCGGGACAGCTCCAACACGATCCTGAACAAGCGGTTCCCGGGCGGCCTGCTGGTGGGCGTGGGGGCCAACGCGCCCACCGGCCTGGCGGCCCAGCCCATCCGGATCCTGCTCATGGACGAGGTGGACCGCTTCCCGAAGAAGGGGGCCGGCACGGAAGGTGATTCCCGGAAGCTGGCCGAGGCCCGCACCGCAGACTTCCGTTGGTCCAAAAAAATCTACGAGTGCTCCAGCCCCACCATCCAGGGCGAATCGAACATCGATGACAGCTACCAGCGAAGCGACAAGCGGGAGTGGTGGGTGGACTGCCCGCATTGCGGCCACCGGCAGACCCTGAGCTTCTGGAACGTGGTCTGGCAGGATCGGCAGTCCCTGGCCGACGCCTTCTATGCCTGCTCCGGTGGGGGCTGCTTGATCACGGAGCCGGAACTGCGCCGGGCCGTCCGCCAGGGCCGATGGATCGCCGCGCGCCCGGATGTGAAGGGACATGCCGGGTTCTATGTCCCGGGGATCATGGTCAAGCCCATGGCGGAGCTGGCCAAGGGCTTCCTGGAAGCGAAGGATGCCGGGCCCCAGGAGCTGCAGGTGTTCTATAACACGCAGTTGGGCGAGCTGTGGAATCTGCGAATGGGTGAGGAAGTGGCGGTGGAGGGACTCCTGAAGCGTGCAAGGGAGAGCACCTACAGTTCCGGAATCGTCCCGGCCGGCGTGGGCCTCCTGGTGGCGTCCGTGGACAACCAGTCCTCACCCCAGCGGTTGGAGTTCCTGGTGCGCGGCTTCGGGGTGGGCGGCGAGAAGTGGACCATCCAGCACGTAGTGATCCCCGGGAACCTGGCTCTGGCGGAGGTCTGGGACCGCCTGCAGGAGCTGATCCTCCAGCCCTGGCCCAGGCAGGACGGTGGCCGCCCGATGCGGATTAAGGCGTGTGCCCTGGACATCGGCGGAAACTTCACCGGTGAAGTTTACAAGTTCTGCAAACGGAAGATGTTGGCCGGAATAGCCCACCCAGTGAAGGGCGCCACCAAGCCCCAGGCCAAGATCATTCGGCGATCCAACAAACGCTCCCGGATGTTCCTGGTGGACGGCGTGGCGGCGAAGGACACCATCTACGCCTGTCTGAAGATCGACAAGCCCGGGTTCGGGTACCAGCACTTCCCGAACGACACGGACCAGGTCTACTTCGAGCAGCTCTTCGCGGAGAAGCCCTGCCATCGCGCCGGGGTCCGGGCCTATGAACGGGTGCCCTCGGACGCCCCCAACGAAATCCTAGATCTGCACGTCTACTGCGATGCCGCCCAAGCCATCTGGGGAACGCCCCGGGACTGGGCGGCCCTGGTGGCCAAGGCCGCCGAAAAACCCACCCAGCAGGAGGAAACGATGGATCAACCCGACCTTCCCGAAGAAGACGCCCCCGAGCCGCTCCCGGTGGAAACCACCCCGGCGCCGGCCGCCGCGGTCCGCGTCATCCGCCCCAAGGGCCGCCCGGCCCCCCAGGCCACCACCACCCTAGCGGCCGGGATCCCGCTGGCCAACCTCCAGGGTGGCGCAGGGGGCTCCGGTGGATCCGGGGCATGGTAGGTTCCTGCGCATTTCCGGGATCCGAACCATGAAACCCAGAACCCACGCCACTTTACAACGAATCTGAAACAGCGGGATCGGCCCCGCTTCAACGAGGGCCGATCCTGGACATGCACGCCACCTCGATCCTACAGGACGGTGTGGTAAGACATTTAGGGAAGATGCTCATGCCGCTTTGCTCCGGAACTCACCTTTCCCTCGCCGAGAGCCTCATTACGAAAGCTGCGCTGAGATTCGTAGTATCAACCTATTTTGACATCAATCAGGAGAACAAATGAAATCTGTCATTAACACTGAACTGCACCCCATTAAGCTTTGGTTGGACGATGCCGACGAAGGGGCGATCGCTCAAGCCAAGCAGATCGCAAACTTCCCCTTCCTTTTCAAGTGGCTTGCTCTGATGCCTGACGCACATTTCGGCTTCGGAATGCCCATTGGTGGTGTCGCCGCGCTGAAGAACGTCATCTGCCCTGGAATGGTTGGCGTGGACATCGGGTGCGGGATGGCGGCTCTTCGCACCAATCTCACCGAGATCAGCACCGACATGCTCAAGCAGATCATGCGCCGGATGCGCCAGGAGATCCCGGTTGGATTTAACCACCACAAGAAGGCGCAGGAGTGGGAAGGATTCGATGCTGCC